CGCAGACCACCGCGGCATCCAGAAATACGGCACAGTTACCGTGCTATGCATCTTACCAAAGTTCGACTCAAACATGAAACGGTAATACACCTGCTCGGGCGTCTTCGGCTTCAAATGCGTATAGTTTCTATCTGCCCGCTCCATCCAATCCTCTCCAATGAGGGCCGCAGCCTTCTCTTGCGCCACCTCATACCACGCCTTGTCTGCCCCACTCACGCCGTCGCTAAAGGCCTCCTTTCGCCGCCATAGCACCTCGCTCGGCAGAGTAACTCCATCATCAAACGCCTTCCGCATTAGCCATTTTTCGGGCCGAAGGCCCTTGATTGGTCGCCGCCATTTCGTTGCAACACTCATCGCAGTTGCCACGAACTGTTTATCTAAGAAGGGAGTCCGCGGCTCCAGCCCATGCGAGGAAATGCATCGGTCGCTCCGGAGCACATCGAACATATGGACATCATCAAGAAGACGCTGTGTCTCCGCCTCGAACTCAATATCGGACGGTGCCTTCAGAAAATAGAGATAGGACCCCCACACCTCATCTGCACCATCACCATTAAAGACGACCTTGCACTCAGATCGACGCCGCACTTCCCGCGCAACCAGCCAGTTTCCTACAGAGGCCCGCACCGTCGTCGTATCATAGGACTCGATATCAGCAATCACATACGGAATCGCCGCAAAAAACTCGTCTACCGTCATGACGATTTCATGATGGTTAGAGCCAATCCACGCAGCCACCTTGCGCGCATAAAGAAGGTCACTGCTTCCTTTCATTCCTATACTGAATGTCTGGAGGGGCGGTGCACCGGCGAGCCGAAGCTGTTTTGCCACGAGGGATGCAATCAGACTGCTATCAACGCCGCCACTTAACAATGCAGCCGTCGGTCGCTCCGTCATCATACGCTTTGCCACAGCAGCCTCTAGCGCAGAGCGGATTGCCAGCGTCGCAAAGTCGGTTCCTCTTTCCATATCACAAAGAAGCGGCTGCTTGAGCCACGGTACTTCATGATATCTCTTTCCGTATTTTAACACGGTGGTATTCAAATCATAGATCTGATAGCTTCCCGGGGGAAACACTGTGATTGTAGTGCAAAAGGGAATCATCGCCTTCATCTCAGATGCAAATACGGTATTGAGAAGTTTACTTGTAATATTCATCTCAGAACTCGATATATTTGTGAAGCGACTCGTGAATCGCGTGCCAATGAAGAGAGGGCGAACGCCGTAGGGGTCGCGTCCCACAACGACTTGACCCCTTGCCCGATCCACAATCACAAAGGCAAAGACACCATCGAGTGCCCGAAGCATCTGGTCAAGGGCGATTCCCCGTGTCATACAGTGTTCATAGAATGCACCAAGCACCTCGCAATCAGAGCCGGATGGGCAGTCGAACTCATAGTCCTCCGTGATTTGCATCCAGTTATAAATCTCGCCGTTGCACATCCAGTGAAGGTCACCGCGATTCATGGGCTGCATCCCTGCATCAGTGAGGCCATTGATGGCCAGGCGCGTAAATCCCAGCGTGACCCCGCTTAACTCGACTATACGGGTGCCTTCCGGACCTCTTTTAACAAGCGCTTTGATGTGCGCGGGAATATTGTCTGTGTGCGGAAATGTAGGACCGAGACAACACCAGATTCCACACATTCTTGTCTTCGCCGAATATATTTGAAAAGGAAAATAAACCCAGTATACAACAGTAAACAGATGGACGCCAGCGACGTTCTGAAACAAATGCAGAATAAGACGATTTATACATATTACAAACAGACGATTCTCTCGACGCAAGCAGCGTGCAACTACAGCACATGCAGCACACCGACAGGATGCTCTGTACCTGTATATAAGTCATATGAGCTTCGTCAACAGGTAACATCTGGACAACAGGTTTGCAACTCATGTTCTAATATCGGATGCACGTGCGGTTCTTAGCCTTACTTAAAGTTTTTTAAAGCTAACCGTTAGAATGGCTACATCCTATATTTGCTGCATGTCAAACCCTGACTATCCCGAGTACCTCCATATTAGCGCCACGCAACTCTCACCACTAGACCGTGCAGTGCAGCTGTATGCCGAGGGTGTTCTGAGCCCCTTCAAGGTCGAGTTCGCCAAGTCCGTGACAAACCCCGATGCAAAGCTGGCGTCTCTGCACAAGCTTCTTATGCGCCTCGGTGAGCGCCCCAATCCGGCCCGCGACTTTTTTAAGATTCATGCGGAGGCTCTGCAGGGGCTTTTTGACCTCATTGATGGCGAGGTGTGGGTCGACCCTGCTATCACTGCGATTACGGAGAAGGCCTGGCTTGCTCTCATGGATAAGGTCGGCACCATTCTCAAGCAAGAGAATCCGAAGGCAAATGAGTTTCAGCTCAATAAGCAAAAAATCGCGGTGTCCAAGAGTTTAAAAGCCCGTTTTGGGGATGGCGCTGAGCCGTCTCTTGAAATGGTCCGCGATGTACTCGAGGCGATGAAGAAGGAGGTTACGCTTGTTCCGAATGTAGTACCGGTATAAAATTGGTACATCCAACCAAATGAAGGGCAGTATAAATGCCGCCTACCGTTCTTATCGCCTCCATGATGCGTGGAAGGGAAAAGAGTCTTCTAGACTATTTTCCCTCCTATTTCAATGACCCCGTCTTCATTGCAGGATTTGTGACCGGCTTTGCCTCAGCCGCCGTTATCTTTAGAAGTCTATATAAACTCACTTAACCGTTTCGAATGGATATGCAGATTCCAAATCTTCCACTGTTTCCCCTCATGAAGAATATAGGGAAAGCGGCGCCCCTCATCTGAGCCCCATTGATACGTAAACTGGTCTGTACGAAACTCGCACGACAGGTTCACAAATCCAGGGCCCCTATCACCATTTTTTGGATCTTCACCCCCAATGAACTGGCCGTGTGTGGCTGCATCAAACATCCCCACAAGCGCATCATCGTGCAGGGCAAAATATCGCGAATCTTTATAGCTGTTTCGTGCATCCTCACCACCAATAAACTGGCCATGTGACATTGCATCAAAGACCGCCTGGCCCCAAGACGGTACTTCTATCCAGTGACGGAACTCCTCAGAGCGCAGAACAGTGCCAGGCGGTGCCGTCGGTAGCACGGAGCACGTCTCCTCATTCAAGAGCCAATAATCCCCCCCGCGCTCCATCTCATTTAACGATGAAGGAGTTGCGAGAAACCGACAGAAATCAAGAAGAGCATCTACATCACAGCAATACATGATTGAAAAACACATCTGTGGCCTCTGATTCTCTAAGTCGTCGCCCTGACCGTGAAATCCCGCAGACATTCCTCGACTTGTCTCGCGCAGCTTCGGTAAGAGATAAGCCACCGATTCATAGAAGAGAATATCATTCTCTAAGTGAATACATTCGTTTGTTCCAGTGGAGCGCATCCATTCTTCTAACACAAATAGGCGCTCGGCAGTGACCCTCCAGAATCCCGCACGAAATGTATTGTAATATTCATTATCCTTCGTTTTGTCCAAGAACCGAAGATGTGCTTCCGACTTTGGAATAGAGGGAATCGGAATCCACGTTTCCCCAGCAGTTGCTTCTGCAAGAATATCGGATAGAACGATAATGGGTACATCAGGATTCCATCGGCGCGCCTGTTCAATCGCGACATGCATATATGAAGGCGGCGCGTTTTGGACTTGAATAAATACTATTGGAACTGTACTAGAACTCATGTCTACATGTAGTAATACCCCTTTATATGATGCATTCATTCCATTTCATGAAAAGGATGCAGACATTCTTCCGTATTGTCTCGCAGGCCTACGCCAAAATGCAATAGGCCTGCGGACCATTTTTGTCATTTCTAAAGAAGATCCAGCCGAAGAAAACTGCACATGGATCCCAGAATCCGAGTTTCCATTGGAGATTAAATGGGGAAAACGGTCTGGCTGGTATTATCAGCAGATTCTCAAGCTCTATTGTTTTCGTATTCTCGGTGACCGCGCCTTACCGCGAATGCTTCTCTTTGATTCAGATGTTGTTCTTACAAAACCGATTCCCTTCATGGATAGAGATAAAATCTATATGGATTTGGGGGATGGTAGATTTTCATCTGTATCCTACATTGAGCACATGGAACGACTTTTTAAGGGAGAGATAAGGCGATTTCCTCATACAGATACATCAGAAATCACTGATTATATGCTTGTTGAACGAGACATTCTTGAAGAAATGTTGCTACGGATTGAAGCTCTTCATGAGGTCTCTGCATCGACCGCGCTGCTTGAATGCGTTGACCCCGCTCACATTCAACTATCTGGTATGTCAGAGTATACACTATACTCAAACTATTTGATGTCAAAATCTCCGTCGCATATCATTCTACGAGAACTAAGACGATTTGGTTGCAATGACATCCGTCAACTGCCTCTGTATGCAGATAAAGTAGATATCCTCACCTTTCATTCTTGGTGTCGTAACAAATCAGATGACTCCTAAATAAAATCCGCCAGAACTCCCGAAGAATCATTGGATGGAATGGGGCGGGTGTTTGCGGCACAACGATATCTCTCAACTCCTCCAACTCGGTTATAACAAGGCAAGGCACTGAAGGATACTGTTCCTTCAAACACCGAGTATGAGGATTATCTTCTAAAATCATCCATGCACCTGCCGCATGTGTCTCCCAATGCCGATGGGTATCCGCGCCATTTCCAGGTGGACATATAACGGCAGCGCACTGTCCCAACTTCTCTTCATAATCATCTGGATGAAGTCTTCCTCGGCCACTCCGTTCAAGGCTAGGCAAATCCCTCATTTTATCTACAGATATGCTCCATTTAAGACGGGTTGGATGCGTCGGCCACATCCATGTAAGATATATACCAGTATCACGTTCTACAGTCCTACAAATGCGGCGCGGCGCCTCCACTCTTCCTTCTCTAAATAGACGATTCTGCTCACCAAGAGGCAGAAGGCGAATGCGAGGATGAGAGTTTATTTGATTTGCCATCCATATCCACGCCGATGGATGTCGTTCAAGAAAGTCAGATAAAATATCGAAGCTGATTACGTTGTCACTAGTATGAATCACAAGAACTTTTAACGCGGGCCATGTGTAATGAAGAAATGGAAGAATAATCTCTGTTTCTGGATACACAAACACTGTAGTAGCAGATAATAGGGTTTCACGCCAACCACCGCGATCGGCATAGATTTGCCGCTCAACGGGGCAGGCCCAATCAATCCATTGATGCAACTCCGTTTTCTTCGTCTCATTTAATAGGGTAAACTCGCATAAACTTTGCAAAAACTCGCCAGATACCATCAGCGTTTCTGAAGGCATGTCAAGCTGCCGAATATTATATGTCTTATACTCAAATATGGTATCCTCTTGTGAAATATGCCAGAGTTCATTGACGAGTGGTTTTGCAATCCATCGCTTCGCCGAACCTAAAAAGGCAGCGAACCAAGCGAAGGTCGAGTTAGAGCAAATAATCCTCTCAGCCGAGCGAAGTACAGCAAAGTCTTCAATATCTGTGCCGTGCTGGAAGCGTGGATGAAACTCTTCGAACAGGCGCAGATAGTTTTCTTCTGCGGTGCAGCTAGGCTTCGCACAAACAATCAAAATCGGAACAGTTTGCTCTATGCTACGAAGAATATGAAGGTAGGCCGCGGGATCTATTATAAAAGAGTTCGTCCCATCTCCATTAAAATCACCTAGACGAAGATGAACTACAATGTGCCCAGAGACATCAATCGGCGATGGAGCATATAACACGTCTCTTACAGTTACGGTCGGTGTTAGATAGAAGCCCTGATTCTTTGAAAGTAAAGTCATAAGAAGTTCTCTATGCTCTATCATCCAATCAGAGTTCTGGAAATATCCACTGAGGTTAATATTATTTTTGAAAATGGGATGAGGCTGTCCAAGAAAGGGTGTCAATGCCTCCCATTTGTCTGTATCAATATGTACTACATTTGGGTCAGCCTCTGGATGATATGGAATAATCTGGTGTCCGTAAAAATGACTTATTATAAGAGCGGTGCAGAGTTGAATCGATGTATTTCCAATAACATAATGTGAGTTAAAGTAGAGAAGAGGTTTATCTTGTTTAACAAAGATTGGATATGAGATAGAGTCGCCAAGGTCACTCCGTGATTTTTGTTTTATATCTTGAACTATATTGTTATGCGAAAGCGGCTTTGATGCCTCTTCTGCGTATTGTAGATTGATACTGAAATGAAATGTCTGTTTTATTATATCTGTCATTAGTGTAGGGTATTTTATAAAAATCCGTGCTTAAACGCAAAACAAATACACTCGATAGAATGTCTGAAGATAAGCCTGGACAAAAGACTAAGTTGGATCGTGTTAAAGAGACCATGACGATTCTGAAAAAGCTGAAGGAGTTGGGGATTCGTGTTGCAGACCCTGGATATATTGGTGTTAAGGATGCAATGACTGAGTGGATAAATACCGGAGAACCGGCCGAGAAAAAGATTGAGTTCCCTTTTCACGGTCGTGTGGCAGAGTTGGAGCTTCCGTATAAAGAGAGGGAAACTGCAACTATGGTTCTGAAGGCTCCTAAGAAACAGGAGTGGGAGGAAGATGATAAAATCCCTCCGCATCAATAAAGTTCCGTAGCAGAGTATCTTCTTTTCTTATTGCAAAACAGTTACTCCAACATAAGAGAATATCGTATGTATGATCCCACATTTCGCCATTTATCTTGAGAAGTCTCCGCGTTCCTATTCTATAAACATCGAAACCGGCTGCATCGAGCATTTCTACACATATACGCAGCGGTTCATTCTCACCGGGGCCGCGCGAATCTTTCAAACAATCACTTGCTTCAAAGATAATGTAATGGATTCTGTGTAGATTTTTCTGTGCACCGCGAAGAACAAGAGTATCATTTCCTTCCGTATCAATCTTTAGATATTTAATAGTATAGTTGGGATATTCTTCTAGGATACTGTCAATAGTAGTAACCGTTACATCTGTGATTTTCTTTCCGCCGGCACGAAGGCCGCCAAGGCTGTAGCCAGGGGTATTCTCGGGAAAATCCTTGTATGTGTAAAATGGAAGGGTACCCTTTGCATCAGAGAGGGCAGCTGCATAGAGGTCAAATCGAAGCACTGTTCTTTTCTCTTCAAGAATCTCTACATTGAGAGGATTTGGTTCGATTGCAATCAACTTTGTAGTTGATTCGGTTAATAGCGCTTTAATACTCTCAAGTTCACCTCCCACATTTGCACCGACGTCAATGCCAATCGTAGGTGTAGAAAAAATAGGCGCGTACTGAATAAGATAAAACATCAACTTTTCATGTCCGGCCTCTCCTTTAAATTCATTTTTGCAAGTAATATAATACTCAACAGCTTCATTGCGGGCGTCCATCTATTAGTAGATTGTCGTAACTTTTAGGTAACGGCTCTTATTTCTGAGCGTCACTGGTACCGGTCTAAACGCATCCGGCATAATAAGTGACAAAGATGCTAGACACTGACTACATTCTTGCGATAACCGGCGCAGTTGGCGTTTTCTTCTGCTGCACAACAACTGTGTTATGTGCACTATTCCCCTGCACTTGTAATGCGGGCCGTGACTGTCGGCGGACCTGCGCAGACTGTAGAAGGGATCGTGAGAACTGTAGGCGTGACTGCCGACGGGAATGCTGCGTTCGGGAACGAGCGGAAACCGAAGAGGATTTAGTGAACACTGCATAAAATTGAAGCATATGCAGTCACGTCGGCCCGTATCCGGCTAAAATGGTTCTCACTGTAGAACATGATGCTCTTCTCGACATTCTTCCCATTATGGTCAATATGGGATACGGACGCGATGTCTATGCGGCCATCGGCACCTGCAAGACTTTCTGGGAGGACCGATATATCTGGCAGGTCGTGAAGGACATGCGCTTTGGAGGACATAAGGCGACCCCGATGATGCACGCAGCTGTGGAGGGGCCAAAGGCGCATGAGATCATCAAGGGAATAATGAAGCGGAAGGGTAGTCTGATGGCAAAGGATGATGACGGCTCCACGCCGCTATTCTATGCGGCCAATGCAAACCAGCCCAAGACTGTGAAGTTTCTTCACAGCCTCGGTGCAGATATTGAGGAGCCCGACGACGAGGGCATGACCCCACTGATGGACTCCGCATTTCTCGGAAATCTGGGCTCCGTGACCGCCTTACTCGAGTTGGGTGCGTCGACTGCCGGCTGGGATAAGAAGCATGGCTGCTCGGCTTTTCTCGGGGCTGCAAGAGGATACGGGCATGCGGGTAAGCAAGATGAGTGCATGGTGCTGCTTCTGGCACATGGTGCAGACGTAAATGAGCAGAGTCTGATGGGGAAGACAGCCCTTATGTATCTCGCAAAGCAGTCGTGGTCATCCCCTGATATGAAGCACCTCATTGCTGCTGGGGCGAACCTGCAAATCACGGATTTGGAGGGAGATACGGCGCTCCATATCGCGGTTCATATGAACAACTTTACATGCACGAAGACGCTGTTGGAAGCCGGTGCCAATCCGAATGCACGCTGTTCGATCGGAAACACACCACTGCATCAGGCGGCATTGAATGGTGAGCCAAATATCGTGCGCCTTCTCTTGGAGGCGGGGGCCGATTGCCTCCTAGTAACAGATGATGGGATGACTCCCATGGACTATATCGAGGAGGAGATGGAAAAGGACGATACGAGTCGTGAGGAGATTATCGAGTATCGTTCCATTGCTAAGATGCTGTATCTCGCTGGTGACGACGACGCCGATATTCCCGACGAGCCTCTTGAGCTTCTCTGGTTAGCTGAGATGGATGAGATTCGGGTCGAGGAGGATCCGATGTGGCTGCTGAAGGCGGCCCGGTTGAATCGCACTGAGCCGTATGAGTATGGTTGGCCCGTATCAAAGAAGGATACTCTTATCTTCCATATTCTTCGTCGCGGATCGCATCGTTGGCGCTTTGCATCCAATCTTGTGATTGAGATTGATATGACGAAGGCTTAGAGTTATGCTCACACCTCTTCAGAGATGGCCGGCCGCGCCTATATAAACAATGAAGGTGCCCTATTTGAAGCCTACGCTCGAGGCAACAAAGACACCTATTTTTTTAAGGATGATCCCGTAAATGCTGTCAATCCATTCGAAAACCGGTATGTAAAGACACCGCCACTGATTCATGAACTCCGACGCACGGTTCCTCTGAATGGCGCCGACTTTGGTCGCAGTTGCGAGTTCGAGTTTGACGTTGCCGGGGACTTATTTCAAGATGTCACAGTTCTCATTGAACTTCCTTCATGGCTACCGCCCACTGAGACGGCTCTGAATCCGACAACATCCATTGTCGGATCGGATGGTAACACCTACGGATACACGAACGGCATCGGCTACTTTCTTTTCAGCAAGATTCAGCTCTACCAAGACAAGATTCTGCTCCAGGAAACGAGCGGCGATGCTCTTTTTGCATCAAGGGCGGCCCGTGGCTCTCTCAATGAAGCCTATATGGACAATGCCCTGGCCGGATTCCACGATGGTACAGCGATATCTATTGGCGTCGCAGCCACACCCCCGAGGCTTCGTCTGAAAATCCCATTTCTGACAACGGGTGTCACGGAATCCTTTCCGAGCATTGGAATGCGGCAGCAGGGATTCAAGCTGCGCCTCACACTCCGAAAGTTGGAAGACGTTGTCGAAAGTTCTGCGAGCCAGGCCAATCCTAGCCCTTGGACTCTGCCTTCATTTACTGTTAACACTGTCAGCCCCTACACGATTACACCTCTCACACGAACTGCGATTGCCAGGCCGACCCTTTTTCTGGAGACACGGCATATCTATACCGACCAAGAGACACGCATAGCGATTCAAAAGACGACGATTGAGATTCCCTATTCACGCCTCTATGAAAATCAATTCACCTTTGGCCCGGCCGATTATGCACCTCTGAACAAGGGCGCTACCGCGGCAGTCACGCGCCGAGTGGATGCACAACACCCTGCCTCCCGGATGTTATGGTTTATTCGTAATCGCAGTGACTTGCAGGCGGGTAAGCTCTGGAAGTTTACGGCAGACCTCTCGGGTGGCGTGACAGGTCAAGAATATTACACGAACCAAGCTTTTTATATCGCCGCAAGAGACCGTGAGACGCTCTTTCCTCCGCTTATCTGGAATAAGTTGACACATCATGCGAAAGAGGACCGTGACCCTGGTGTCGGCATTAGTGAAATGAACTGGGACATTGGTTCCATCTGGGGTTCTTTAAAACAATACAGACCTGAAGGATCCGTGAACTTCACGACTGCGGACAGGCCAACGATTCTCACTGAGTTGAATGGGCCGCTGGTGAGTCCTACACCCGTAACAGAAATGACTGTAGTTGTTGATACATGGCTACTGTATAGTGTTGAAGGTGGTCGCGGAACACTCAAATATGGAAACTAACGTCGCGTCTAAGGATATGTCGTTCTCTAAACAGAGATGGCAACACGACCCATAGGAGATATAACAACCCTGTTGGACCTCACGAATCGTGACCTCCAAGAGAATGATTTGTTTCCTCTAAAATCTGAAACTACGTGGTTTACGCGCGACAAGGAGCGCCGTGTTCTTCCATTCACACCGCTCGTACAAGAGATTCCGATTCGTGGCCCTGCCGCCTTTGGCCAGTACTTTTCCTTCGACCTCGGATCTCTCCAAACGGGCGATATTCTTTTCGGAACTGTGCTCCAGATTCGCTTAGGACATTGGCTCGATGACCAGACGATTCTTCGTCTATTGGGCTCAATCTATACCTATAATGTTTCGGGGACTGCGTGGGAGTATGCGAACTCGATTGGGAGCTGCATCATTCAAGAAGCCGAGCTGGAAATCGATGGAAAAACGGTTGAGACGATTGACGGCGATTTCATCAATGTATTTAATCGCGTGTATCCGGATTATAATACGCAGGTAGGAATCGCATATGATCATACTGGACTCATTTCTATTCCGCGACTAAAGGCGCTTCAGCAGCCACGTGTTTGGCCCACGGAGGATGGGCTCATTCACTGTGTCTTACCCTTCTTTTTTGGACGGAACCGATACCAAGATGCACTTCCGATGATTGCTATCAAAGAGGGACTTGTCAAAATCAATATCACACTGAGACCATTCGATGAATGCGTGCGACAGTTGCGCGGATTTCGTAACACATGTACGAGCACACCTCTGCAACAGTCGTTCATATTTGATTCGACGCTAGGCCCTCAGCAACAAATACAAGCGCAGATTCAGATTCCCCAGTTTCAGAATGTTCAGCTTCTGACCTACGGGGGTATTGCGAGCGGCAAACTGCGTGAAACCATGTTACGCGACCCATTCGAGATTCTGCACCGCGAGATTCAGACATTCTCCTTCGCCGAGCCGATGAAGTATACGGTCTCGAAAAGAGCACAAGAAAATACGATTACTGTACAGCTTCCGATTGAGGCTAATCACCCCATTGAGGAGATAATCTGGTTTGTGCGCCGCAAGGGTGTGCGTGACAATAATGAATGGACTAACTATTCCTCGGTGCTTGAACGTGACTGGTCGCCACTTCAGGCAAAGGTTCCGCTGCTCGTGAAGGCGTCAATTCAGATTAATGGAATCACGATTGTGGATGCGGAAGAATCCTATTTTAGGCAACTTCTTGCATCCAGACATAAGGGAGGATTTGCCTCCTATTCTTCATTCGTGTATGGGTATCCGTTTGCTCAGGCACCTGGAGAGCATCAGCCGAGTGGTTCCGCAAATGCGAGTCGCGTGAACAACTTACGCCTGACACTGGAGATTCAGTCACCGGCGACAGGTAATGATACGGAATGGGAGGTGAAGGTCTTCTGTGTTGCACTCAACTGGCTCCGGTTCGAGAATGGGCTAGCGAATCCGATGTTTGATGATTAAACGCCCGCCGCCTTGACGCGCTCAGATCGTACAACAAGAACCGCCGGATTCATTACTGTTTCATTGAGATTAATATCCATCTCTGGCTGGTTCGTGTGTACAGCGAACGAAGTCCTCTTACTAGTCTTCTTCCAGCTCATAGCCCGCTGCGGTCCATTTATCTCAGCAGAGACAATGCGTAGGCGAATGGCGACAACGAGAGCTGCCACGACTACTAAGGCGCCACCGAGAGCAGCACCGACGACTGTACCAGCGCTTGTGCCAGACGGAGGCTGTGCGGCAGAAGCTCCTGCAGCGAGCGCCTCAACGTGAGACATCGGTGTCTTGGTTGGGGAAGGTGAGTCCGTCGGCCCCGGTGTGTCCGTAGGAGTAACGGAGGGCGATGCGCCAGTCCGAAGACTTGGGGTAGGAGTCGGAGTCTCCGTCGGTGTCACTGAAGAAGTTACAGATGAGGTGGGTGTCTGTGTATAGCTTACTGAAGGTGTGCGGCTGGGAGTGCGCGTCTGCGTGGCCGAGTTTGAGGGTGTCGAACCGGGTGCGGGAGTCATTGTAGGCGTATCAGTAATAGTTGGTGTTGGTGTCGGTGTGTGGCTCGGTGTCGGTGTTCCCGTGTGGCTTGGAGTGGGAGTCTGCGTTGATGTCGGTGTCGGTGTTACGCTTGATGAGACTGAAGGAACCGTGACTTGCGCGGCATGGCCGTTCAGAAGAATCTGAAGAGCCGTGCCGTCGCCGGCGAGATCAGTCGTCCATGGCGTCGAGCCGCACGGCATACCGGTAGGTCCGGCCTGTCCAACTGCGGCGTACGGAATGCCGGGCCGTCCATATGGCATTTGGAATACACAATGAGTTGTGGAGCCGGTTGAACCTGCAGGACCAGAAGTCCATGTGAATGGAAGAATCGTGACAGTGTAGTTGGCGCCGGCAACAACCGACCAGCCCGAAGGAGTCGCATTGAACTTTACGAACTCATCTGTACCAGGTGTGGCGGCCACGAGATCTGTAAATGTAGTGAGAAGGGGATTTCCAACGACAACTGCACCACCATTTCCAGGGAAGGTTGCGAGAACGAAACTGATGCCGCATGTCTCGGGGGCGGCCTGGGAATAGATACCCATCTTCATAACATCAACGATGCCGGTGTTCTGTGCCTGAAACTTGGC